CGCCGTCACGCCGACCCGCAGCCCGTCAAGATTGATGTACAGCCCGGCGAGGTCGTCGGCGTAGGTCGGTGACGGCGTGGTGGCGTTCGTCCACACCGGCCCGGACGGCGTGACCACGACGACCGACGTCGCGCCGGCGTCGATACCGGCCTGCGTGCTCGACCCGTCCGTGTCCAGCCATCCGAGGAACGGGTCATCGTCGCCGCTGTCTTCGGCCAGCACCGTCACGCCGAATGCGTCGTATGGCGTGACGTTTGCGCCGATCGTCCACGTTTTGCTGTTCCACTTCTCGGTCCAGCCGCGCAGCACGAGCGCCCGATCGGGGTTGCTGCCGGTGTCGATGCCCTCGACGTCGATGCGGCTGAGCGGCCGAGCTTCGAGCCACTGCTGTGCCTTGACCGACGTGGCCGCTTTGGCGAGTTGGAACGCCAGGCTCGGCCAGCGCACGCCGGGCACGGTGCCCTGTGCCACCCTCCACGCCGAGATCTGGTAGAGGTCGGCCGCGTAGTAGGCGCGATGATCGCCGGAATCGTCGTAGATGCCGACTGTATCGGTGCCGAGCTCGCCATCGGGCTGCGTGAACCGGGCGCTCGTGCCCGATGGGTCACTGGCTGTGTAGTCGTTGACCCGATACCGGTCGTCGTGGCGCCCCTCGACCTCGCCGGGGAGGTCGTCGGCCGACAGGGTGAGGGCGGCCGGGTTGCTGTACGTAGCCGTCCGGGCGAAGTAGGTGTAGCCCGGCCCGAGCCCGTCGACGAGCACGCCCTGATCAACGGCCGGGCACTGCGCGATGAGGTCGGTAAAGGCGCCGACGTCCTGAAAGCCCATCGGTATGTCGGTGTCGCCGACGATATCCATCGCAACACCCTGCTCACTGCCGAGGCGCGCGAGGCGATCCGCGACGGACTCGCCGAGGTGCCCGTTCCACGCGCTGTAGACCACGCCGCCGTCACTGGTGAACGTGTCGGTGAGGTAGCGGGGCGCGCTGTGCCACACGAGCAGGTGCGCAAAGCGCATGTCGTTGAGTTGGTTCTCGCTGCCCGCGATGGCGCTGCGAGTGACGGTGACCCCGTTCGGGTTGAGCATGATGCGCGTGGGTACCGCGAACGTGCCCGCCCTGGTGTCTTGCAGGAACGAGTTCACCAGCCCGTTGATACCGGCCGCCATGCGGCTGATATCGAGCGTTGTGATGATGTTGCCGCCGCTTTTCTGAATGGTGAACACGTATTCAAATTCGTCGACGAAGCTGATGTCGGAATCACACAGCATCGTCTCGGCGCCGGAGGAGTCGAAACCGACGATTTCAACCGCGCCGTCGAATGAGCGGACGCGAACGTCGTACCGGACGAACGACCCGCCGGGGGTGAGCCATCGAGCCATGACGACATCAGCGCCGGGGGAACCGGTGTAGGCCCATGTGAAACCGATGAACTGCACGGAGTACCGCGTAGCCGATGGGTTCGTCGGCAGGTCGGCCGTGAGCGTGCCGCCCTCGGCCAGGGACACGAAGCTTTTCGTCCCGACCTTGTTGACCTCGAATCCGGTGTAGGCGGGCTGCGTACGCCCCTGCGCAACGCCGAACTTGACCCCCTCGCCCGCCACGCCGCCACCGCTCGCCGTCATCGGCGGCACACCGGTGATGGCGGACGCCGCAGACGTTGCCGTCGAGCCGTCCTCCAACGCCCAGTACCGAACGGGCTGCGTCGTGCCGTACTCGAAGAATCGCCGGATCGCCGACTTTGCCGGCCCCTGGCCCTGGCGGACGCGCCGGCTGACGCCGTTCGCCAACAGCTGCACGAACTTCTCGCCGCCCGGCCCACGCTTCGGCTTCCATGACGTCGCATAGCCGAAGAACCGGACGGTCGCCCCGTTGCCGATGTCCAGCCGCGCCCTGATCGGCGTGTTCTCCCTGATGTTCGGCCAGCGCGCGCTCAGGGCGTTGCCGATGGTGTAGTCGCCCCCGTTGGCCTGATCGTTGCGCAGGTCGCAGGTGAGCTCGGCGGGCACGATGCCGGACACCTCATCGGGGTAGCCGATGCGGATCGCGACGCCGGGGTTCCACTGCACATCGCCGCCCCGGAACGCCAGATTCGTCCATGACCAGGTGTCCGGATCGGCGTCGAGGTCGGCGCCGAACGCCGCTTCTACCCACTGCCGGGCATCGGGGAAGACGTCGGCGAGGAAAGCGCCACCGCCCCGGTCGCCGACAAGCGGAACCGAGCGGCGGCCGGGCGGCCGTCGCCAGCGCAGCGGACGGAGGAGTGCGCGAGGCATCGTGCTACGTCACTCTTCCCAGAGGACCCAACAGCGCATGTCGACGGCCGTGGTCGGTGTCGTGGCGCGCACGCGCAGGAACCGCGACACGGCGATCTGCGGCATGCGCACCTCGCTGAACTCGCGCTCCCAGGTCATGAACGGCGCAGCCTCGGCCGACGTCGACGACAGCGCGATCGCGTCGTGAATCTTCGTCGCCGTGATGCTGCCCTCCGCCGAGGCGGTGTAGCCGGTTCCCGAGGTGCTGAGCGTCATCAGCGAGGCCGGCGCGCCGGACACCACCGGCTGCACGCCGGAGGCCACGTGCGCCGTCACGGTGGCGGCAACGTCGGTCTCGATCAGTTCAATCACGGCGTCGGCGCCGGGCGGGTCGTCGAGCGTGAATCCCCACGCGAGCACACTGATCATGCGCGTGCTCGGCGTGGCGATCTGCAACATGGTCTTGATCGTCGTGCCGGTGCTGACGCTGGCCTGTCCGGCTGTCGTCGCCATCGCGCTATTCCACGCTGTGTATCGATGCAGCATCGAAGCTCTCTCCCTATGTGATCGCGCTACCGGGAACCTGTAGCTCGCCGTTGCGCATCGCGGCCATGAGCAGCTCATACAAGGCACCGGAACCGGTCACCCGCAGCTCGATCATCTGTGCGCCGGCGCCGGCGCTGTTGCTCTGCGCCGCCATCTGGTTGCGGTTGGCCTGCGGGTACACCATCGAGCCGGTAGGAAGGCGCACGAACTCCGGGCCCTCCTCGCCCACCTGCACGAGCCCGTCGCGCGGCCCGCCGGTCGCGGCCGTGGACGTCGGCCCACCGGTGCGCTTGCCGAATGCGCCGACCGCGAGCGCCGCGGCGTCGCCGACCGCATGGAACGCGATGTAGATATCTTTGTCGTGCAGACGATCGAGTTCGGCGTTCGCCTGATCGACAAACTTCTTGATCTTGTCGCGCCCCTCGGCGAGCTTCGGCCCGAGGCCCGGCAGCCATGAGAATGCGTCGGCCGCGACCTCGGCCACGGCAAGGAACGCCTCGGCCGCGACGATCTTGAACTCAATGAGCGCCTCGCCGGCGTCGTCCTTGAACCGCATCCACGCGCGGGTGAGGTGCCCGACGATCTCGATCGACGTGCTGATGGCGTCGCCCGCAAGTTCGAGGCCGTGGACGAGCACGTCGCCGAGAAACGGGATCACCTTCTCGGCGAGGATGTGGCCGAGCTCTTCGAGTTCCGGCTTGTTCTCCCTGATCTTGTCGGCGATGTCGCCGAGCACTTCCTTGAGCTTCGGCCCGTACTTCTCGGCCACGTCGCGCAGCGAGTCTTTGAGTTCCTGCGGCACCGTCGAATCGGCGAAAATGCCTTTGACCTCGCCGCCGAATTCCTTATAGGTATCGACGAACTTCTGTGCGTACGGCGCGATCTCGTCGCCGACGTCGGCGAGCAGCTGTTGCGCCTGGCGCTTGAACGTCTCGAACTGATTGCCGAGTCCACCACCGAGCGCCTTACTCGCGTCGTCGGCCGCGCCCTGCACCTTGCCCAGCGCCTGCACGGCGTTGGACGGGTCGAGGGAGTAGAGGGCGGCGCCGAGGTCCTCGGCCTGCGTGCCGAACAACTCGACGGCGACCTGCGCACGCTCGACCGGGTCTTTGATGTTGCGCAGCCGATCGAGGGTCTTGTCGAGGGCGCCGTTGGCGCGCTCGCCGCCGGCGGCGATGTCCTCGGCCATCTTCTTGCCGTCGAGGCCGAGGCGCTTGAATCCGTCAGCCGTCGTCTTGGAGCCGTCGACCGCGCGGATTGAGAACTCTTTGAGCGCGTCGGCGACGATATCGGCGTCGCGCGCGCCGCCCTTGAGTCCCTGTTGGATGAGGCCGAGCGCCTCGGTGCCGTCGATGCCGAGCTTGCGGAACTGCGTCGAGTACTCGTTGAACGTGTCGAGCAGGTCATCGGCGACGTTGAGACCGGCCTGCGCGCCCTTGGCGATCAGATCGAACGCCTGGTCTGCCGTCTGCACCATGCCCGTTTGAATGAGCTGCTTGACCGACCGCGCGACCTCGCTCGTTTCGGCATCGATAACCGTCGAGATTGTGAGCAGTTTCTCGGTCGTCTTCTTGACTGCCTCGTCGGTCGCGCTCTCGGGCAGCAGGTGGTTGCGCAGCACATCGCGCACCGCCGTGCCGGCCTGTTCGAGACTCTCGCCGAAGTTGTCGGCGTACACCTTGCCGGCCAGCTTGCCGAGCTGCGCAATGCGCTTCGGGTCGATGCCACCACCCTGCGCGCCGATGAGCGCGCCGACGTGCGCCCGGTCGATCGAGGCTTTGAGGGCGGCTTCGAGGCCCTTCGCCGCCGCGGCGGCGACGCCGAGCCCGGCGCCGATCGCCGCCCCGGCGATGAGCGCCGCCGGCCCGAGCTTGCCGAACATGTCGCCGAGCGGCCCGAGGCGCCCGGCGAGCCCCTCGGCCGCGCCCTTGGCGCTGTCGCCGAGGGCGCCCTTGACGTCGTCGCCCGCCCTCTTGCCCTTATCGCCGACCTTCTCGATCGACTTAGATGCCTGCTCGGCCGCGCCGTGCATTCCTTCGAGCTGCTTGCTCGCCGACTTGGCGCCGTCGCCGATCTCGTCGAACGACTTCTTGGCGGTCTTGCCGGCTTTCTTCAAATACTCTTCGAGGTTGTCGGCCGCCTTATCGACCTGGGAGAACGCGCTCTTGCTCTTGTCGTCGCCCGTAATCGTGATCTTGACTTCATTGGGCCCTGGCACGCGTTCCCCCCATCTCCACGAGTCGCACCATTCTGATCAATTCGGCATCCTGCTCGAACAGTGAGCCGGCCTCGGGCAGGCACCCGAACCGGTCGCACAGTTCGAGCACTAGGCGGGCGCGGCGATGCTCTCCTGGCTCTCGCCGAGCAGGCTCGCCCACGACTCCTCCGCGGGCGGCTGCGGAGGCGAGCCATTCGCGCTCCCGTCGCCAGGCGTAGATCTCCTCTTCGAGCCCAAAGGGACGGACACGGCGACCTCCAGCCACCCGAGCAGCAGCGCGATGAGCATCGCGAAATCCTGCTGTTCGAGGCCATCGCGGTCGGCCGGCACGGGCTCGACCTCGCCGGTCGGTTCGCCGTGCTCGTCGCGCACCTCCTCTTCGAGGTTCCACGAGAGCAGGCCATCGGCGAGTACGTCGGCGACCTCGCCGAGCGCCTTGCCGATGTCGCCCCCGGCGCCCTCGCTCAGCCGGTCGGCGACCTCCTGAGCGTGCGTGAGCCGGCCGATCGACAGCCGGCGCATGCGCACTTCGAGGCCGTGGAACTCGTGTCCCTCCGGCCATTCGAGCAACAGCGTGGTGCGCTGGTATCCCACGGCGTCAGGCCCAACTCGGCGCCGTGCCGTTGGCCAGCACGCCGGGCACCGTGGCGCCGAGCGAGCCGTCCTGCCCGCGGGTCACCGAGAAGTCGGTGTAGAGCACCTCGGGCGCGAGGGTCTTGGACGCGAACACCAGGGACGTAGTGCGCGCGACCGAGGTGGTCGGCACGTCGTGGAAGCAGTCCCAGAACGACGGCGCGGCATCGAAGTTGATAGCCGTCGTGGTGAGCGTGATCGAGAAGTCGGCGAGCAGCAACAGCCGCTCGATCGCGCTCTTGTCGACGCCGGTCACGTCGAGGACGGCCCGCGGCATCGCGAACTGGAACGACTGCACGTCGTTCTTGATCGCCCGGACGGTACCGCCCGAGTCATCGACGCTGAGCGTCGTCCATGCCAGACCGGTTGACTTGCCAGCCATGATCAGCCCCTCTCTCGGATGGCGTTCAGCCGATCAAGATCAGATTCCCATTGATCAATGAAAGAGTCGGCCGAGCGATGTTGGAAGTAGATCTTTTCCGGGTTGCCCCGGAAGTCGCCACCGCGCACCACGTAGAACGGCTCGCGGTCGAGCGGCACGCGGTGCGCCTTGAAGCAGTTCTGTCCGGCGGCGAACGTCATCACGATCTTGCCGTCGATGATCTCATGGGTGTAGCGCCGGCCGCCGTGATCGCGAATCCAGCGCGCCGCGGCCAGGCGCTCAGGATCGGACAGGTCGAACCCCATGCGCCACCCTCCCGCCCGGTCCGGGCAGTCGACCTCGGCGCACGTGGCCACGCGGTAGTGCGTGCTGAGCGGCTGGTCGATCTGGAACGTGCGCATCGACCGCACCGGCGCCGTCACCATGCGCCGGATGTTCGCGTACGGGTCGCCGCCGAACATCAGTAGTCCGTCTGCACACGGTGGCGGTAGGCGGACACGGCGAACACGGCGTTACTGAACGTGCCCACCGTGACCACCTTGACGTAGCGCTCCACGTTGATCGCGCCGGTGGCGATGCGCAGGCCCTGCGGCGCAGAGGTGAGCGCGCCGGACGTCGCCCCAACCACATCGGCGTAGGCGTCGGCGCTGTTGTCGCTCGACTCCTGCAACTTGATCGTGACCGACGTGCCGGTGAACGCCTTGAGCTGCACCCACATGACGAGGCCGTAGGCGCCGGCCGGCGTCGTGGCGCCGAAGTCGAGCGGCGACACAGCCGCGGCGGCCGTGGCGGCGCTGTCGGTGCGCATGCCGGCCGTGGCCTGAAATGCCCACTGCAACCCGTAGCCGTTGGCCTGCATGTCGACGGTGAGCAGGAACTGACCATCGTCGCCACGGTTGCCGTCGTAGCCGATCTGCTTGGCTAGGGTGTTGACCGAGGCGCCGCCGATCGCCGTCGTGTGCGCGTAGGTACACACCTGATCCGCGGTCGGCAGGGCGCTGTACTTCTCGTGCGACGCGCCGACGTCGGGGTTGAAGTACGACACCACCGTCATGCCGCCGTCGCGCTTGCCGCCCTTGCGCTCGTACGCCGACTGCGTGATGTCCGTGAGATCCAGCGGCGCCGGCCCGCCGTTGCACCTCGTCAGACTGTTCGTCGATGCGCCGAGATCGTACCCACCGATCCACAGCTGATCGCCCATGCCCGCGCTCTTGCCCGCCATCGCTGCGCTTCCCTCCCCGCCCTATTCGCTCTGCGGCCATGCGTCGTTGACCACGCACCGAATCGGCAGGTCGGCGACACGATAAATCTGATTGTCGATATTGATGTGCCCGAACTCCCAGAGCAGCGGCGTACCGGTCTCGCCGAGCAGGTCGACGTTGCGCACGAGCCCGCCGAGGGTGAAATCGGCGTTGAGTCGTTCGAGGTACAGATCGGCTGCCTCGGCGGGCAGCAGCTCGACGTCGTCCTCAGGCTTGTGGGTGATCGGCATGTAGATGCGGGCGAACGCGTGCACGAGCCCGGCCGTGTCGCTCAGCCCCGATCCGACCGGCGATGACCCGAGGAACTGTGACCAGACGGCGAAGCTCAACTTGGTGCCCGGCGCCGCCTTGTACTCGCCGAGGCGCGCCCGCTCGAACTTGCCGGTCAGCCGCGCATGGTTGCGCAGCGCTTGGAGGATGGCCCCGGCGCCGGCGCTCACGACATGCCCCGCAGGTTGCGCGCAATGATCTTCTCAGTGATCGGCCTGGCGATGCGGTTGGTGTGGGCGATGGCGCGGCGCCAGTGCGCATAGCCCTTGAACCGCGAGGTGTGGTTGCGGGTCGACGTGCCCGCCAGCCACGGCCCGTAGACCACACCCGAGTCCCAAATGGTCCAGAGGGCGCCGAGCAGCTTCGGCGTGATGTGCGAGCGATACCAGCCGGTCGGCTTGATGAACGGCGGCCGGCCGAGGTCGCCGCGCAGGTGATCGGCGCCGACCGTGGCGACCTCCTGTTGCGCCTCGAACAGCGCGTGCGGAATCTGCCGCTGCAACTGACCGGTGAACAGCGGGCCGTGCGCGTCAACCTTGATGTTGATCATACGATCGCCCGATGCCGCGCACCCTCGCCCGGTCCGAACACGCGCATCACGTCTGCTTCGAGCTGCGCGATGCCGCGGCCGGTGAACTCGCGCGCCGCTTCGCCGGTGCCGGCCACCCTCGCCCACCCTGCCCGGTCCTGCAACAGGTTGTTGATCGCGTAGGCGCGATTCAGCGCGGTGAGCAGCGGCGGCACCCGCCAGCGCTCGACAGCGGCCGACGCCGAGTGTGCGGCGATCGTCGTGCCCGCCTGCGCCCGCGCGAGCTGCACGCCGGTGAGCGCGTAGATGTCGGCGCCGAGGGAGTGCGCGGCGAGCTGCGAGCCGTCCTCGGCCCGCTTGACGGTCAGCGTGTTGCCGGTGATGTCGACGACGCGCAGGCGCTCGCCGCCGACCGACAGGATCTCGTCGACCGCGAACCCCGTGCCGTCCGACACCGTGACGAGCGTGTCGGCGCTGTCGGCGCTGAGCCCGGCGCCGAGGTTCTGCGTGGAGTCGACGAACGAGCGCTCAGTGATGATCATCGCTTCGGCGCCGATGAAGAGCAGATTGCCGACGCCGAACCGTGCCGTCGTCCATGACATCGAGGCAGTGGCGCCGGTCGTTGCGGCGAGCGTGCCGGCCAGGGTGCCGATCGTCTCGCGCTCGTTGGTCCAGCCCCACAACCCTGTCATGGCGACGGCGCGCTGATGGGTGCCGCTCGACGACCAGGCGGCCGACGTCGACAGGTCGACTTCGAGCGAGCGGAACGGTGGGCCGTCGTTGCGCGGTTCGAGGTTCACGTCGGCGACGTTCAGCGTCGTGGCGCCGTTGTCGACGGTGATCGCGTCGAGGTCGATCAGCGTGTGATCGAGGCGGATGCGCCACGATCGGCCGCGGGCGCGCTGCGCGGGATAGTCGGCGTAGGCCGTGCCGTAGATCGGGGCGAACGGGGCGAACGGTCCGGTACCGCGGTCACACAGCCCCTCGACGTCGCCAGCGCCCTGCGCAATGGCGTCGTCGATCTGCGCATTGCTGCGCGCCGTTTCGAGCTCATCGAGCGCGGTTTTCACCGCCTCGCGAGTGCAATACCAGATGTCCACCCTGTGCCCTTGCATTCTTGGCCGGTCGGCGCCTGCGTCCGAGCGGGGAGGTTATGTAGTTGTGTCGCCGGGGCGAAACGGGGTCAACCGACACAGAACAAGGGGGAAACCCTGCTAGGTGATCGCCCCGGCGATGCTGCCAGTATGCACGACGATCGACCCCGCGGCGATGACCTGCGGGCCGTGCAGCTCCCCGGCGAGGTGCGTTGCGGTCGAGGGCGGCACGGCCGTGGCGGTCAGCCCGCCGAGCGCCGCCGAGGCCGTGCCGAACGTCGTGCGCGTGCCGGTCGCCGTCGCAGCCACCCTCCCCAGCGCCGCCGCAGCCGTCGCCGGGTGCGTCACGGTGCCGGACGCCGCGGCCGTCGCCCGGCCGAGCGCCGCCGCAGCCGTGCCGGTCACGGCGCCGGCATTCACGACGGCCGTCGCCGTGACCCCGCCGAGGGTCGCCGAGGCCAGGCCGAACACAGTCGGGGTTGCGGCGGCCGTCGCGCTCAGCCCGCCGAGCGCCGCCGCGGCCGTACCGGTGACCGTGATGGCGCCGCGCGACGGGGCGAACTGCGCGGCGCGCTGCGCGGCGAGCAGCTGCACGACGTGCGGCGGCAGGAACGGGGCGCGCTGCTCGACGTCCGGCGGCGTGACCGACCCGGCGATCGTGCCGCTCAGCCCGCCGAGCGCCGCCACGGCCGTACCGGTCACGGTGGCCGCGGCGCGCGGCTGCGCGAACTGTGCGGCGCGCTGCGCGGCGAGCTGCTGCACGAGGTGCGGCGGCAGCGTGGCGGCCGGCGCACTGCTGTCGGCCGCGGCACCGGCGGCAGCCGGCGCGATCGCGAACAGCACGCCGACCCACGGGACCGAGCTCGCAGGTGTGAAGGTGCGCGTACCGGTCGCGCCGCTCGCCGCGAGCGTCTCGTTCGCGCCGGTGAAGTGTGTGAAGTTGCTGATGTCATACTGCTCGGTCATGGTGCCCGGCGGCGTGAAACTCGCCGTGCCCGCGCTGTTGCTCGTGCGGATGTGACCGATCAGGAAGTCGCCGGACTGCGCCGCGGCGGACAACCCGGTAAGGACATGGGTGCCCTGCGCGACGCTCGGCGAGCCGGACGCGACGAGTTCGCGCAGGGCGCTCGCCGCAGCCGCGGCGCCGGAGAACCACCAGACCGACAGGCCCTTATCTTCGCCGTGGCTGCCCGTCTCGGTGCAGGTCAGCGTGCGCGACGATGCGGCGGCGCCGGCCGGGTAGTCGAATGCCCACACCTTGACGTGCGACAGATTCAGCCCGCCGTCGCTCACGCCCCAGAGATTCATCGTGGGCGAAAAGCTCGACAGGACCGGCGCGACCATGTTCGTGATGTCGAACGAGTCGTTGCAGTGGATCGCCACGACGAGCGACCCATCGGGGATCGTGCCCGCCGGAATCGTCACGACGACAGACGCGCTGCCGCCACCGTCCGTACCGGTAAGCGGCGTACCACCGAGAGCGATCGACACGCTAAGGCCTCCCTCCGGCCGCGGGGGAGGATGGCGCCTAGTTCAGCAGCACCGCAGCGAGGTTGTTCACCTTGACGGTGTTCGACGCGCTCGACGCGCTGTAGGCGGCCGACACGCCGATCGCCCGGGCGATCGTGGTGTCCCACGTGACCGTGCGCAGCGCCTGCGTGATCGGGATCGGCGCCGTCGTCCACGCGGTCAGCGACGTGCCGAGTTTGAGCTCACCCGAGCCCACGATCGTGCCCGCCGTGCCGAGCGCGGTGAACGTGCCCAGCCACTCCATTTCCCACGGCCAGGCGGCAGCGCCCGAGCCCGTCGTGATGAGACTGGAAATCGCGATATCCGTCGTGATCGCCGCGGCCACGGTGCCGATGTAGAAACCGAGCGAGAGCGTCGGCGTGCCCGTGGTGCTGAACTCGCCGTTGGCCTTGAGCCAGAGCTTTTGACCGATCCTCGCGGTACCGGCGTTGACGACCGGCAGCGGCGACGGCGAAACGTCCTGCTTCGTGGTGAACGATCCGAACGACGAGCCGGCCGCAGTGTGGAACGGGTCGGCCGCCGTGACAAACGAGAAATTCATGACGATCGATCCTAACTGGCCAGGGTGTATGCGACGTCGAGATCGTCGATCGCGATGGTGAAGGTGTCGCCCGCCGTGACGGGGTTCGCCGTGACGACGCCGGAGAATCCGAACGTGCCCGCCGTGCTCGCCGTCCACGCGGTGAAGTGGGTGTAGTCCTCGGACCCGGCGACGTTGGTCCACGTGAGCGCGTTGGACTGCGACGACGCGCCACTGCTCGACGCGCGCCAAGTCGCTTGCTTGCGCGTTGTTTCGGTCGCCGGGTTGCTCGTGCCGGCCGCGCCGGGCGCGCCGACGTGCAACTTGATCCACGGATAGGCGGCAAGCAGCGCATCGAGCGCCGTGTTCGCCCCGGCCGAACCCATGCCCTCAGCCATCGGTGCCGCCCTCCTCCCACTCGAAGGGCTCGTCGGCGTCGTGCTCGTCGAGCGCGTGACGCCGGCGCTCGACCTCGGCCCTCGGCGTCACAGTGCCGCGGGCGCGCGCCACGACGGCACCGAGCGGCAGAGGCTGCATTTCGGGCCCGCCCTCGCCGATCAGCGCCGCCCGCTCGTCGTCGCTCATGCCGTGCCCCGCTTCCCCTCGCTCGTTCCGTCCCATGTCCAGCCGTCGAACTCGCACCGCAGCGACCCGTCGTGAGGGTCGGTTTTCAGCGGCGTGCCGCACCGCGGGCAGGCCGTGGGGGGCTGGTTCTGCCACTCCTCGACGTCGCCTCGCTGCTGCTCGAAGATGCTGAGGAGTCCGTACCAGCCGCCGCTACCGGTTCCGCTGATGACTGCTCACCTCCCTCGACCTGCTCGACGGCCGGGGAGGTGTTCTGAAAGAACATGCCCTCGCCCGGCCGCACGAACGCCGAATCCTCGGTTCTCACTGCTGTTCGTCGTCCTCGTCGGACTCGTCGTCCTCGTCGTCGAGGTCGTTCACCTCGTCGTCGGCGTCGAGCGCCGACGACTCGACGTAGTCAACGTGCCCCGGCACGTCGGTGCCGTCGCGCTGGCCGGCGTCGGGCGCGCTCGGCGCCTCCCACTGACCCGTTGCGCGGTTGAACTGCGTGAGGCCGTGCTGACGGGCGAGGTCGGGATCGTCGGTCGCCGTGACCTCGGTGTTCTGCTCAGGCCGAAACACGCCACTCATGATGATCTCTCTTTCGTCGATCGGACCGGGATTCGCTCGAAGCGTACCCCGGTCCGATCAATGTCACAGCGCAGAGGGCTACGCCGCGACGAGCGTCGCGCCGTCGTCCACGGGCACCCACGTGGCGTACCACGAGATCGCACCGTCAGCGCCGGTCGCGGTGACCATCTCGATCTGACCGGCCGCGACGATCAGGTAACCCTGCTTGAAGCCGGTCACCCACCCGACGCTGCCGACGATGCTGTCAGCGACCACGCCGGAGATACCGAGCAGCGACCCGGCGAGCGTGTCGGTGGTACCGAGGTCGGTAGCCGTGCACAGGTTGCCGGTCGTGCCCACGGTCGGATTCGCCCGCAGCAGCGTCGTGCCCGCCACCGTGATGTCGGTCGTCACCAGGCCGTAGAGACTGGTGATCATGACCCGGCCGCCGGCGATGGTGTACAGCGGCAGCGTGGCGACGGTGATCGTGCCCGTCGCCTTGAGCACCGGCGCCGATCCGAGGATGGCGTTACGGAACGCCGAGGCGTTGTTGAGCACAGCCATAGCTCAGCCCACCCCTACGCGTTCGCTGCGCCGGGGCGCAGCAGGTTGACGAGGTTGGCCGGCTTGCGCTGCTGTGCGAGGTCGTGCACGATGTACAGCCCCGCGGCGAGGCGCGCCACCGATCCGGGGTCGGCGGCCGACACGCTGACGTGCGTGTAGCCGTCGCCGAGCTGATCGGCCGACACGTAGATCGCGACGATCGCCTGTTGCGTCGAGTACGTCGCACCGGCGATGGTGACCGTAGCGCCGTCCGCCTGCGTCACCTCGGTCCACGCCTCGTCGTTGTCGAGGGTCGTTTCCGCCTTGAGGTAGTACGCCGTGATGCCCGAGGACGTCGACACCGTAGCCGTGGCGAGGTTCGACGACGTGCCACCGGTGTACGCGGTGTGCTGCTGAACGGTAAAGACGACGTCCTCGGTGCCGGACCCGGCCGCGGCCAGGAAGCCGACGAACGTCACGCCCGATGCGTACTGCAACGACAGGCGCTTGCCGGTCGCGCCGGCCGTGTTGAGGTCGACCGGCGCGAACGCCGTGCCGACGTCGAACAGGCGCCCGAGCGCCCGCTGTGCTCCCATGCTGTGCCTTCCTCCCGGCCGTCCGGCCGTTGGCCCTACTCCCCAGACTGTCCGGGGTACGGGTTAGAGCTTTGCTGCGCGCCGCAGCGGGGAATCGAACCCCGGGCCTTTCGGCCGCCCGTCCGCTCTACGACTTCGCCGGGTAACCGTCTCTCGGCTTTGTCCGGTTCGCCGCCCCCGACGCCGGGCGGCGAACCCCTTACTCCATCACGCGCCGAAGCGCAGGGTAGTCGTTAGCGCGTCTGCAACTGCAGGTACGGCGAGAGCGTCGCGCTGTTGTTGTGCGGCGTGAGCGGCTGCATCATCCACGGCCGGCCGTCGTTGCGGGCGATCGCGCGGAACGTGGTCTTGTCGCTGGTGAACTTGACGTGCGGCGAGGACTCCACCGTCATGTTCTGGTAGTCGCCGACGAGGTACTGCGTCCAGTCGACGAACGAGAGGTCGCCCTGCGTGCCGAGCGCCGCCGGCGCCTTTTCGGTCATGATGACCGGGCGGCCGAGCAGCGTCAGCACGGGGTCGTTGCGGCCGTCCGTGAGCCAGATCGCCGAGCCGCCGGTGCCGACCGACAGCGCCATCGTGGCGAGCTGCACGAACGTGTCCGGCGAGGCGATCCAGACGGCCGACCCGAGCGAGGTCGGCAGCATGCGGGCATACATCGCGATGATGTTTTCCCACACGATCGTGCCGGTCGGCTGGCCGGACGCCGCGGCGACGGCGATCAGCGCGGTGTTGGCGGCGCTCAGCGCGCCGAGCGGCGCCCCGGCGCCCGAACCGCTGATGTAGTCAAGATCCTCGTAGTACGCCATGGCGGGCGGGAGGGTGGCGTCCATGAATGCGCCGAAGCCGCCCCAATCGCGGATCAGTTCGTTCGGCACGTGCGACAGCGCCGTCTGCTTCGTCACGTCCAGCTTGATCGAGGCGAACGACGCGCTCGACTCAGGGATCTCGCCGCCCTCTTCGGTGCGGTAGACCACGACGCCGCCGAAGATCGACGACACGCGCGACGTTTCGTCGATGCACGGGATGTGCAGGCGCGGCGCGCCCATCGGGATGATGGTCGCCCGCGGCCGGACGATCGCGCTGCCCTCCGACAGCCGCATGATCTGCGAGCGGAACTCCTCGGGCACGAGGAATCCGCCCTCGCTGGGCACCTTCTCCGAGTAGGTGTTGTAGATGTCGAGACGCTTCTGCGCGTCGGCCGACAGGTGCCGTCCGGGCTTACTGTGCCAGATGTCTTGCAGGTAGGTGTAGAAGTCCGGCCAGACGCCGTTCAGCCCGGCGCCGGCCGCCTGCGGGTTGTCGTACACCGGCGACGGCCGCGCACCCTGCCGCGCCTTGAGTTCGTCGAGGTCGACCTTGGCGACGTTGCCGAACGTGCCCTGGTTGTCCTTGAGCCACTCGGTGAGCTGCGTCTCGGTCTGCGTGCGCATCTGCTTGAGCAGTTCCTCGCGCTCCTTGCCGCGCGCGTTGGCGTAGCTGTTCAGCGCCGCCTTGAACTCGCCCGTGGCGAAGCGCCGGCCGAGCTCTTCCGGCGTGTCGATGCCGTTGAGGTAGTGCTCCCACTCGGCGACGTTCTCGGGCAGCGCGCCGAACTCGTTGGTCGGCTGCGCGCCCTGGTCGGGGCGGACCTCGCCCGGCGCCGGGCGCACGGCCGGCAGACGGTTGTACGCGCGGCCGACCTGCGACGGGTCGATACCGCGACGGGCAAGCAGTCGGCGCTGCGCCCGGTTGAGTGGTGCGTTGGCGACGAACACGCCGTGTCTCCTCTGCCCTTGTGGCTCTTGATAGTTGCTGTGCAGCATGCTACGCGCTGCGTAGCCCGTCGAGCAGTGCCCGGCCGTCCGGGATCACGACCTTTTCGGGCGGGTTGCTGATCTCGTCGAGCATGCCGAGGAACTCGCCGGGGTTCCATGTCCACTCCGGCGCCGCCTGGCGGTGCTCGGCGCGCGGCGCCTGGCGGTGCTCGGCACGCGGCGCGCCGGCCTCGGGCGCCTCGGTGCGCGCGATCTCGTCGGCGAGCTTCGCCGACACGGCGCCCTCGGCGTCGTACCACGTGCCATCCGGACCGCCCTGCGCCGCCTGCATCGCCTCGCGCCACGACGCGCGCGACCCCCCGGCGCGCGTGGCGTAGATCTCGGCAATGTTGTCTGACAGGTCGTCGAGCAGGTCGGCCATCTTGCGCATGTCGCCGGCGTTGCCGATCGTGATGCCGTGCGCGTCGTGAATCATCATGCGCGCCCGCGGCGCCATGACGATGCGGTCGGCCGCCTGCACGATGAAGCTCGCCGAACTCGCGGCGAGCCCGTCGACGTGCGCAGTGACCTTCGCCGGGTGGTTGATCAACGACTCATAGATCGCGAGGCCGTCGAACACCTCGCCGCCCGGCGAGTTCACGTGCATGTTGATCGTGCCGACGCTGAGCGCGCGCAGGTCGTTGACGAAATCCTGCGCCGTCACGCCCCAATCGCCGATCATGTCGTAGAGGTAGACATCGGCCGATGACTGATCGGCGTTCTCAATGCGGTACCAGGAACGCCCGGCGTGCCGCTGCTGCGCCGTCGCCGTGCCGGCCTGCGCCCGCAGCTGCTCGGCGAGGTTGCGCAACTTGCGCATGTCGACTGTCATCGCGCATCCCTCCCGGGCGGATTCATCTGGCCAGAGTATGGCACCGGAGATCGAAGATTAGCGAGCACGCCGATGAGCGCGCGGTGCGCGTCGTCGGCGCCGTCCGTGCGCACCCATACGCCGCGGCATGTGCCCCGGCAGCGCTGGCCGCCCTCGCAGTGCAGATAGCCCGCCCCGCCGTAGGCGAGGGCGGCAGCCTCGGCGCTCGGCAGCACCGTGCCGTCGATCTTCCGGCAGGGCTGGCACGTGTTGCTGTCGAGGGTCTCGTCGGCGACGAGTTCGAGCGACCAGTTCGGGGGTTTCTGTGCGTACGCGGCGAGCTTGCCCACGTTCTGCGCGCGGGTCAGCGCCCCGCCGAGCACGTCGCGCGGCCCGCGGTCGGTCAGCCTGCCGAGGAACTTTTTCACGCCGTCGACGACGGCCGCCGCGGCGACGCCGGGGCGCAGCAGCCGTAGCGCCTCCCTGCCCGCGCTGGCCGCATAGCCCGAGGCGAGCACCTCGGCCGACACGCGCGCCCAATCGGCGAGGGTCACGGCCGCGAGGGGCGGCGGCGGTTCGAGGACGAGCCCGGCGCTCTTCGCCTCGCGCACCACGGCGGCGACACCGGCCGCGGCCATCGTCTGCATCGAGGTGAGCAGGGCGGCCGACGTCGCCGAGGACGGCACGCCGAGGCGCAACAGCCCATCGACGTTGCCACCGGCAACGGCCGCCTGCACCTGTTGCTCGATCGTGGCCTGCCACTGCGGCGCGACCTCGCGGTTCCAGTGCCGCACCGCGCCGTCGACCTCGCGCTGCCACGTGCGCCCGAGCGCCGCGCCGGCGTCGGCCGCCGCGCGCGCCTCATGCCCGGCGAACATGCGGCCGAGCGGTCCGGCGACGAGTTCAGGCGAACGGGTCATTGCCGCTGTCCTCGCCGCCCTGTCCCTGCCCGGCGCCGACGAGCGCGGGCGGTGGCGGTGGCTTCGGCGCCGACTTCATCGGCGGCAGGCCGCACACCCGCGCGGCGTCGGCCGGGTCGACACCGGCGTCGATCAGCGTCTTGTACGCGCTCGTCTTGGAGGTGCGCTCGGCGTCGGCCGCCGCGCGATCCTCGGGCACCGGCGAGGTATAGACGAACTCGTAGCCCTGGTCAAAGCCCTTGAACAGCCGCAGGAACGGCCCGTTGAGCGTGTCTTTGATCCGATCGAGGCGCGGCACCTGGTGGCGCTTGGCGTAGCCGTATTCGCCCGCCTCGGCGTTGGCCCTGTTGACGTCCTCGGACAGCCCGAGCACGTGCCCGTGCATGGCGAACGCCTCGCGCATCTCCTCGCGCGTGACCCGGCGCAATTCGGGAAATTCCATGTCTTTCT